CCGAGCCCCCTGCCAGAGAGCCAGGGAGCATCCATCGGGAACGACCATGCACGACACGATTGCCCCCTACACCCTTCACCGCGGCGACGCGCTGCAGGTACTGCGCACGCTGAAGGATGCCAGCGTTGATGCGGTGATCACCGACCCGCCGTATTGCTCCGGTGGCCAGACCATGGCCGCGCGCGCACGGCCGACCGGCGAGAAATACGTCAACGGCGACAGCAAGACCAAGCTCCCGGACTTCGAAGGCGATTTCCGCGATCAACGAGGCTTCCTCGCCTGGGCGAGTCAATGGTTGGCGGAATGCCACCGCGTCACGCGTCCCGGCGGTCACCTGCTGGCGTTTATCGACTGGCGCATGCTGCCAACGATGACGGATGCGGTGCAGGTGGCCGGCTGGGTCTGGCAGGGCATTGTGGTGTGGGACAAGACCGGCGGTTGCCGGCCGCAGCGTGGACGATTCCGCAGCCAGTCGGAGTACGTCGTGTGGGCCAGCCGCGGACCAATCGATACGCAGGCACATCCGGTGGTGTTGCCGGGTGTGCTCTCGGTGCATCCCCAGCTCGGTGGTAAGAAGCATCAGGTCGGAAAACCACAAGCCCTGATGGACCAGCTGATGGCTATCGTCCCGCCGACCAGCACGGTCATCGATCCATTTATGGGTAGCGGCACCACGGGCGTCGCGGCGCTGCTAGCCGGTCATCGGTTCGTTGGTGTCGAGGTGTCTGATGGGTATTTCGATGTCGCCAACGAGAGGCTCGCCACGACTGGCAGAAGTCTTCGGTCGCAGCCTTAACGATATTTCGAGATCCCCGGGCTCTCACCAAGATCGTCGCTCGGAAACAGGCTCAATCAATCAGATGATTGATCAATAGACCTTTCACAAGCTCTCGATCATCGCTGCTAAACCCAAGCAGCTCGCGGCGTTCATAACGCACACGCGGGCCGCTTGGCGTGACCTGGTCCGTGAGGCCGTACTGATGCACGCGCGCGATGCGCGCAACACGTCCCATGAACGCCACCTCTGCGCTGTCAGCGGTGGCGTTTGCTTTGAGATATTTGGCTGTTCGTAATTTCGCAAACATCCTGCCGCGCTTGATACGGCCGACCTTGTTGCGTAATCGTCGCGCTTTACGGGGCACGTAAGGCGTGCTGTCCGGATTGCGCTGATCGGCGATCCGTTGCTGTTGGCTCCGTCGCAAAGCGATCGCCACCGATTGCGCAATGCGTCGGCGACCGGCAGGACTGATGGTCAATAGCAGTCCATCCACCCAGTCTTCCAGCAACGTCAAATCCAGCTCGCTCATGCAGGCTGATCCCATTCCGCGATCAGATCGTTACGCAGGAAGAGCCGCCAGTGCTTAGCGGTGAGCCGCGCCTCAGGTCTCGGCTCGTCCACATGCACGATATCCAAGCGACCATCATTCCCTTCGGAGACGATGACACGCTCGGTGAGCTTCAGCGAAAGGCTCAGATCGCACGCGTCGTGATGGATGATGTCCGCCTCGAAGGTGATGCCGTCGGGTCGGAGATCCACATTGTCGAGCAGCTCCGGCTGGTTGGCGTGCACCCACATCAGCAGCGGCACCATGACGGTGTCGGGATCGCCGGCGTAATCGGTGAGGATCACGTTGAGCGTGTAGCTGTATTCGAACGACAGGCCCGGCGCGTAGGTCGCGATGACCGAGCCCTTGTCGACAAAGACCAGCAAGCTGTCGGGATTGCGCGCGAGATCCGGCAGGGCCGCCACCAGGGCCTGACGTAGGCTGGATGGTTTGTTCATGGCGTGGCCTGGTTGGCGCGCACCCACGATTGCAGGGCGTTCAGTTGCTCGATCGCGGCGTGGCAGGTGGCGTAGTTGTCGACGACGGTGCCGGCGACGGCAGAGAGCGCAAGGCCGCTGGGCTGCGCATCAGAAGTTCCGGCGGTACCGGGCAGGTCATTCGAGGCCGCGGCGTCGTGCACGCGCACAAAGCCAACAGGCACGGTGCAAGCAGCATCCGCATGAGGAGTGACATAGACAGGAATCTCCTTGGTAAGAACGGCGCCACGCTCACGCACGATCTGCACGCGGTCGACGTAGCGCGTCACGATGCGTTCGCTGGCCCTGGCCGCTTCCAGCTGACCCGCAAGCTCTTGCCGTGCGGCGATCGCCGCATCGGCGCGTGCGTTGGCATGCGCGATTCGCTGGGTAGTGACGACGTGATAGAGCCACAGCGCGCCAAGCAGGCCGACGCCGAGCAACAACTGGCGCAACAGGCTCATGACACCTCCGGTGCGAGCTGACGTGCGGCCGCATGACGTGCATACGCCTTCGCCAGCTTCACGTCGTAGAGGTTTTCGGCATAGGCCGGCCCGTTGTAGAGCCGTGCAAACGCCGCCCACTTGCGACTGCGCAGCGCCTTGAGCAGCTCCGCATCGCTCTGGATGAATCGGACAAACGCCTGCATCTGCTCGACCTCGCCGCTGGCGAAGGCCGTAGCCATGTTCGACGCACTGGCATAACCGAGCACCTGAAAGTGGTAGCCCATGATCTGAAAGCGTCCCCAACTGCACGACTCGACCGCCGGCTCGCGCGCGATGGCGATGGCCTGCGCGAGACGCGCGTATTCGGCGACACCACCGACGTAACCGCCACGGGCCTGGCTCAGGATGGCTGCAGGCGCCTGTACGGTGGCGGGATCAATGCCGTGCGCCTGGAGCTGCCGCCAGAACACGTGCCGTTCGAACAGGATCACCACGCGCCCATCCGGGAGGTAACCGGTGCGAGGGCTTTCCACTTCGATCACGGCGTTAATGGCGGCGCTCTCGCATTGGAGTTGGTCGGCGGCGCGCTCCACATCGGCTTGCGTGAGCGCACGCGGATCCACGGTGCCGAACAACGCCTCCTGGGTGCGCGAACCGGCGATGCCGTCCTCGACCAGGTCGCGGCTGCGCTGAAACGCGCGCACCGCACTTTCCGTGGTCACGCCATACCAGCCGTCAACGGTGACCGTGTGACCGGCACGATTCAATCGCTGCTGCAGCACGGTCACGGCCGCACCGTGATCACCGGTGCGCAGGGTGGTGGAACTAGTCGTCATGGTTGGTCCGAAGGATGGCGGCGACGTTGCCTTGCGCCGTAAGGCTCAGCACGCACAACACGAGCGACAGGCCGAGATCGCCAAGGTGGATCGCCGTGGTCGTGGTGTGACCGAGTGCAATGCCCAGCGCGGTACTGCCGGTGCTGACGATCAGCACCCATGCGCAGAGACTGACGAGGAGGCGGTAGCGCGCACCGGCACGCCGGTAGAGCAGCAGGCGCGCGCAGGTGATGGCGTTGGCGATAAACAGGAGCGCGGTAAGTAGGGTATCCATCAGGAACCTCCCCGGCGAAGCCAGCGCGTGAGGTCGAGGGTCTTGATCCGCTCCAGTCCCTGCACGGTGATCGCGATGGCGAAGGCCGCGGCGAGAAACGCCGACACGCCGGTTTCCTGTAGTCCCATGCGCGCAGCCACCTCGGGCGCGGCGAGGTAGCCGATGATCCAACTGATGACGAGGTAAATGCCGCGCGAGGTCATCGACACATCGCGTGCATGCAACGCGACGAGCGCTGCGCCGGCAAACGCCCCGACGATGGCGTTGCCATCGATGCCGGGCACCAGGGTGGCGATGCCCACGCCGGCCGCGACAAAGGCCAGCGTGGTAGTGGTAGTGGGTTCGGCCATCGGATGCCCCTTTCAGGACCAGAGCTGCACCTGCGCCGTCACCGACGACGCAGCGTGGACGGTGTCAGGCAGACTGACGGGGTAACCCTGCGGCAATACCGGGCCGAGATCGGCGAGTCCGGGATTGGCGGCCAAGGCGGCTTCGGTGACGCTGTCGGTGCGGCCCAGCGCGCGCTGGCACAGCGCATCGAGCGTCTCGCCTTGCAGCGCGCGCACGATCATCAGAGCAACTCCACCGTGGCGCGTGGACGGCCCAGGATGTCCCGGATGGCGTAGCGCGCTTGCCGACGATAGTCCTCGACGGAGAGGTCCATCGGCTCGGCGCGGCGCTGCCCGGTGTCGGTGCTGTCGAAGTCGCGATACCGTTCGAGCAGTTCCGCCTTGGCGGTGGCGTACACCGCGCGCTGATAAAACAACACCAATCGTGAGACGCCGCCGATCACCTTGCTCGGCACGGCCGCGAGCGTGGTACGACCCAGCGCGTCCTGCTGCTGTTGCCAGGCATCCAGTTCGTCCTCCACGGCGGACATCGCCAGCGCGATGCATTCGGCGAGGCGTGCATCGGTGACGGTACCGTCCAGACGCAGCACGGCACGCACCTCGGCAAGGTCGATCGCGGGATACCAGTTTCCCGATCGGATCGTGGTTTGTCCTGCGGTAGGTGCAGTGGCGACGAAGCCGGACATCGTGACCTCTTCAAATTGCGGCGGTGGTCGGTGGGTCATCCGGATGGGAGAGAGGTCATCGGATGCCCACCGAGCCGCCGCGGCGCTCGGGGCGAGCTCAGGGCGCGGTGGCGAGCTGCTTGTGCAGCTTGCCGATCTCGGTCTTGATGCCGAGCCGCGGGTTCAGGTGCAGCGCACGCTGCAGGTGGTCCAGCGCTTGCGCAGGGGAGGCCTCGCGCAACGCCAGGCCGAGGGCCTTGTGGAGCTTGGCGCGTACCTCATCGGGCATGTCGCGCCCGTCGGTGAGTTGGCCGACGCGTAACAGCTGCTCGACCGTCACGCTGCCGTTCGGCTTGTCGCACTGATCGGCGATTTCTTCGACCACCAGCGTGGCCACGTCGCGCTGATAGTGCTCAGGCAGGGTGAGTTCGTGCTTCAAAAGATGCGCGGCCATGTCCAACGCACGGTCCAGCGCACCGGTGTCGATGTGCCACACCATCAGCGTCGCGAACACGTCGTCCTGCACCGGCTGGTCCGCCGCGAGCACGCCATCGATCCATGCTGCGTATTCCGGCACGCGTTGACGCTTGACCTCGATCTTCT